AAGCCTTCAATCCTTCAAGAGCTTTTATAGCTGTGTCAGTGTCGTTCTCTGACTTTGCCTGATTGTAAATATCTAAATAAGCTTGTTCGCTCATTAAAGCAGCCCCTCTTCCAAAGCTTTAAGTTTATCTGCTGCGCTTTGTGATGTCTTAGGTGCGCTTGAAGTAGGCTTGTTTTTCTTGTCTTTTCTTCTTTGTTTAGCGTGCTCTATCATTATTTCAGCAGGAGTTTTGTTTTCTGACATAGACCTATCAGCCATATCCAATAAAAAACCTCTTAGCTTTAATTGTGATGACTTCTTATCTTCTAAAAACGTTCTTGCGCTTGCAGGGGTTAGTCCTGGAGGTATAGCTACAGACATTGCAACTTTTAACTCTCCTGCTGACAAAGCGCCAAATTTAACAGAGGAAACAACATCTAAACCCATTCTGCTAGAGGCTGTCTGAAACCTCTTAGTGGATTCTTTGAAGGTAGGCAGCATGTCATATATAGGGCCAACATTAGCATCGTCAGCTAAAGCGTCTAAGGCGCTGTCAATAGTAGCCACACTTTGGTCTATTTTTGTCACAGACTCGTAAGTTCTTTCTGCTCCCCTTTCAATGCTCGCTTGCCTTAATTTTTCTCTAGCTTTGTCAGACTCAAAACCTACAGTCTCTTGACCAGTAAAGCCATAACTGCCCACTATCTCAACCTGCCCTACAGGCTGAAGAGGGGCGTCAGGACTCATAGGCGCATAAGCAGTTTCTACTTTACCCGTTCTAGGATTGCGCTTTTGAGTGGTTGTATATAGATTGCCTTCTGAATCTTTAATAGTATTTTGTGCGCCAAACTGAGTAGTGGGGACTTTACCGCCTATATGACATTCTTGTTTTGAATCATTTGGCTTATGTTGCCAATAGCTAGCTTAGCTTGCTCGGGATTAGTAACCGCTAACTGTATAAGCTCTTGTGTATCTGAAGCATCACCGCCTCTAGCCTCTACCTTTTGTTTTCGCTCAACTAGCTTAGTGACCATTTCAGCAGGGTCGGCATCTTGCATATCCTTAGTATCAAAAAGAAAATCTTGCTCTGTTTCCTCATCAACTAAACCGCCAGATGTTAATATTTCTTCCTCTTGCACTTCTGTTGATTGCTGAGGTGCTTGTGGTGCTTGTTGGGGTGTGCCTAATTGAGCTTGTTGAGGAGTCATATCTTTTAAGATAGCGCTTCTATCAAAGAAATCCATAACCCCACTCATATCTTTTTGGGCGTTATCAATCATATCTTTATTCATAAGATACTTTGCTTGCTCGTTCTTTAAGGCCGCAGCATCTAAAGCAAATTGATTAGGTACAGCTTTGTTTGAATCAACTCTTATAACCATTATTAGTAACCGTATTTATCAGTAAATTGTTGTCTATTCATTCCTATGACTTCATCACCGTAAGATTGACCGCTACCACCACCAGAAGGAATTAAACTAGCTCCGCCTGTGACTGCACCAGAGCCTAAGTTAATAGCACTTGACACCATTGTTCTATTTCTCATGGATTTAGCTGTATTCTCTGCTGCTCTTTGTGCTGCTGTAGCATTTCTAATAGCATTAGAATCTACTATCTGACTACCGTAAACATCACCCAGATTTTGTGAAGCGCCATAACCTCTA